AAAAAGATTGACGGGTACAATGTACAGCAAGAGATGTTGTCTAAGTCGTATGAAAGCAGTCAGTTAACCCGCGCTTTTGGTGAGGCTATGAACCGCATAAAAAGGGAAGAAACCCGTAGCGGTAACCCGGACTACGAAGGTATGAATGCTGCGATGCAGGAATTGCAAGCAGATTTATATGACAAGCTAAACGAACTTTATAAGCTAGAGGAATAACAATGGCTACCCCTAGAAAAGGCAAGGCAAAAGTTAAGGTCACAGCTAGCGGTAAGAAGGTTAGCTATGGCCAAGCAGGTAAGGCGAAAGACGGCGGCGCTCGTGTAAAACCGGGCACGTCTAAGGGCGATAGCTACTGTGCTAGAAGCCTTGGCATCAAGAAGGGCTTGCCTAAAGCTAAGCAGAACGATCCCAATACACCAAATAACTTATCACGCAAGCGTTGGAAGTGTTCTGGCGCCAAGTCGAGGAAATAACATGACACCATGCAAAGGTTGCCCACACCCCACTAAGTGCAAGAAAGCTGGTAAATGCTTGAAGAAAAGTTTGCCTAAACGCGGACAGCGGGCAGCAAAAAATAAGAAGAAATAAAAAGCCCCAGTTAAGGGGCTTTAAGTTAGGTCTTGCTTAGCGATTGCTAGTAAACCTAGTACTGTGATGGTAATGCCGTAAAGAACCATGATGCCTCCGAAAGTTGAAGCGGCATTATAGTGGCTATCGGCTATGATCGGAAATGACTGTTTATCATCCCGCGCATATCATATATGGTATGTTCACTTGTGCTTACCGTTAGCCGTCCTAGCAAACGAGCGGTTCTTAGACTTAGGTTTAACCGCTAAGTTGCTCTTACTGTTGCTACCGCCTTTTGATAGCGGCTTCTTGTGATCTACATCATTACCATCACCTTTCTTGATCTTGCCAGCATCGCGCATCGCCTTGTTAGCAGCGTTGCGCTTTGCTCGGTTCTTCTTTTGCTCGGCAGTGCCTTGGTACTTGTCGTACTCAGCCCTGTAATCTCTAGGTTTCTTAGCCATTGGAAGCATCCTGTAAGCCGTTAAGCAGTGCCAACGACACTGAACTTTGTTTCTTGAAGTCCGCCCCAGATAGAGAGTCAATGAACCTAGGGTGGTTGAGATTAACAAGTATACACCACGCCTGACCGGGGTTTCTACCTCTGCAATTTTTGAACATAGTCACCCTAGCATTAGAGTCTATCAAGGCACCTACACCCTGTAACTCACGTAGTACGCGGTCTTCAGCGTCGTTGTTCTCCTTAATAAACTTCTTAAACGCCGCCCTGTTGATCGCTAGGGTAGAGCCGGGCATTATCGGGTTCTTAGCGTCGTACACGTACTCAGTTCTCATAACTGCCTTAAGCGGAGCGGGTTCTCTAACCGTAGGCTTGCCATCTTTGCCGTACGGCTTAGTCACTTCTATGATCTGGTCGTTGTACTGCTGCATGAATTGGCCGATAACATCAATCGCGTCGACCTTAGCGTCCACCGTATCTTTGCGGAGCTTAGTAACGGTCTCTAGCATAAACTCTATCGTGCCCTTAACGTCGAATGGAAACAGCCCTAGCTTGTTGCCTATCTTTCCCATAGTCCAAGCAGACTTGATCATAGACTCGTAGAACCGCTCCTGCGGCGCAAACTCAAAGCCGAAGGTTTTGTGGAAGTCCGCGTGCCCCTTAGCTGCTACCTCTTTAGGGCCACCTAAGTGTACTACTGCCTGCACCAACTCTGGGAACGCCCAGCCGTGGTTATCTAGCAACAAGTCTGCATACTTACTCGCCACCTTCCCCCCACTTCCATCGCGTAGAGACACAAACGTCCTATCGTTCTGTGGAACCTCGAACGCTCTCACGCGTAGTGGCTCCGACTCTTGCTTGACCTGATCGAACTTACTCATAAGAGAAGTATTCGTAGTCATAAACGTAGGGCCGTCCCATACAGCAGGGTGCCTAATATCACGGCCGGGAGTCATCGTAGTTTTCTCTTGCCCCTCACTAAACGAGTACGCCATCTGCGCTACTTGATGCTCATCCGCCATAGTGATTTCATCAATCGCCATCGGTAGGTTATTAAGCGTGCCCCGCATACCATAGATAGCGTTAGTAGTATCGTTCCTACCTTGTATTAAGCTACGTGGGTTACCGAACATACTGTTAACAGTAAGCAGCGACAGCGTTTTACCCGTAGTAGTATCCGTGGAGTAGACAGATACAATGCTGCTGCCCATGCCCATTTGCTTAGCAATAATACCTGTAGTCGATATAAGCGCGCACGTCCTAATAACCTGCGTACCCGGCTCGTTCAACAGCTCCATAGCCTCTATGAATTTCTCACGAGTGCCTTGGACTACAATTCGCTCCTTGTATCTCTCAGCGTTGCCAACAATACGACGTGATGTGGCGTTGTTCGGCGGGTTAATAATTTGCTGACCGCATATAAACGAGCCGTCTTTCTGCCAGCCAAATGACTTGTAGTCATAGCCGGTAGCTACTTGGCGCTGAACCATTTGCAAATAGTCCATAAGGTACCCTCTAACTTTTTCTTGCTGGTTCAATGACTTCAAGCCGAATATCTGGTTGTCCAACAGGAAACCCGAAAACTCTTTGCCAGCGCTTGATAGCACTGCGGCTAAGTGGTCATTTCGCTCCCAACCTATAAGTGGCTTTTTAATCGCTAAAGTAAACGACGTCTGACGGTCTTCAGGGCTAAAGAATATCGACTCGATGTACATGGGGTACGTGCTCGTAAGCTCCCAATCTTTAGTCTCGTTTCCGTCTTCATCCTTAACTACAATCTCATGGTAGATTTGATCTCTACGCATTACGTAGCCTTCGGGCATTGGAATCTCTACTTCCTGCTCTTCACCTGATTCATCTTGTACTACAACAACCTGCACGTCAGTGCTGCTAAGCTGCGCCGGAGAAGTCTTCTTACCTTGGTATGGGCAAGCCTCACAACCTTTTGGGCAGTGCAATGCGAACGTAGCGCAAGTAGTCGGGCCGGTGGCATTCCAGCCCTCCAGCTTTTCTATATTCTTTTCTAGATCAAACTCTGGGTGTTGGCCAGCGATGCGTATGATAGTTTGCTCTGGGTCAGGCGTAAACTTAGCCAGTCCAAGTGAAGCACGCCACAGTGGCTCTTCTACTGGGTCGCCCGCTGCGTTGGTAACCCCGCCGCTCTCTACGATAGCCCTAACCTGCTGGCAGTGCTCCGCTATGGAATCTATGTCCAAGTCGTTGCCTTCATTAAGCACCGCGTCTAGCATGGCGCTGCGCTTACGCTGTGATCGCTCAGGGCGTTGCGGAGAAGTATCCATCCACTCGGTTAGCTTACCTGCCAATAGCATCACATCGTGTTCTATGCCGTCGTCGAGCAACACCTTAACTTCTTTCCAGTCCGAAGTTTTCTTGTGGAACGTGCCAACTGGGCGTAGAACCATAGACGGATCGTGGATCTTAGAGTTATCAATTTCCAGTCCTTTAGAAGCTAGCGCGCCACTTAGTGCTTTAGATACCTGTACCCACTGCTGCTTAGATATGCACTTGTCTAGCACCCAGTAAACGTGTGCGCCAATACCAGATGACACGATCAACGGCTTGGGCAACTTCAATTCTTTAACTACTTCCGCCAGCTTAATTAGTCCATCACGCTGCGTCTTGTAGGGCTTATCATCCCCGCAGTCTAAGTCAAAACACAGGCTCTTGAAAAAAGTGGCTTTGTCTTGCGTGCGACGAATCTTTATCTTGCCTTCGTCCGTAGTAATTATATTGTCGGCAAACGCGCCAACACTGTAATATATTGTCGCCTCTGGGTTCTTATCCCAAAGCGCTATGTTAGCAGCAGCATCATCTAGCTCTGCGTAAGTAAATACTTCTCTATTCCAAAAAATGTTTTTATTATTATTGTATTGAGTTACTACAATCGAGTCCCGATTTGGGACTACCCTCTTTAGAAAATCTATTGTATTCACACTCTATCCTCAGACAAAAATGAGCCGACTAGATACGCTAGTCGGCCCACACTTTGGTTTATCAGTCGAACAAGCTGTCTAACTTCATCTCTA